TGGTGCGGCTGTAAGAGGTTTTGGAAAAGCTTTAAGATAATGGGCATAAAGAAAACAGGGGTTACACACATTAGCAAGTTTGTAAAAAAAGTTGTAAAAAAAGCTAAAGCCCCTAAGATTGATAAACTAAAGACCAAAATACAAAATCAAGAAAGAAGACTTCAACAAGATTCTTCAAGCATAAGCAACAAAGCTTATAACAAAGATTCTAAAGAAATTGAAGAGATGAAGAGAGAGCTAGGAAAACTAATACAGGATTAACATGGCAGACATAGATAAGGCTATTACCTTTGAAGATCAAATTGAACTAGGAGTTCGTGATCGTTCAAAGGAAGAGGAAGTAGAGGTAGAAGTAGATATTCAAGAAGATAATCCTGACTTCGAAGGCTTCGAGGAAATGGAAGATGGAAACATCATGTTCGGTGAAGCAACTCCGCCGATGGAAGATACAGACTTCTATGCTAACTTAGCTGAGGAAGTAGAGTCTTCTGAGCTAAACAGCCTTATGGATGATCTTATGGGCAGTATTGATTCGGATAAAGAATCAAGATCTGACTGGGAGAAGACATACAAAGAGGGTCTTCAATACCTAGGTATGAAGTACGAGGAAAGATCCCAGCCGTTTGAAGGTGCCTCTGGAGTTATGCACCCGCTTTTAGCCGAATCCGTTACTCAGTTCCAAGCCCAAGCTTACAACGAAATACTACCATCACAAGGGCCTGTTAAGACCCAAGTAATAGGTATGTCTAATGCCGAAACAGAACAACAGGCAGCACGTGTACAAGAGTTCATGAACTACCAGCTTATGCAGGTTATGAAAGAGTACGATTCTGAGACAGATCAGATGTTATTCTATCTACCGCTATCGGGTTCTGCTTTTAGAAAAGTTTACTACGATCAGAATCTAGGAAGAGCTGTATCAAAGTTCATACCTAGTGAAGATTTAATCGTTCCTTACTCTGCTACTGACTTACACAGTGCTACAAGAATTACTCATGTCATTGATATGTCAATGAATGACGTTAAGAAGCTACAGCAAATAGGCTTCTATCGTGACGTAGATGTATCCTCTGGCAACATGCTAGATGATATTGATGAAGTACAGGAAGAAATAGATGAAATACAAGGCGTTAGCCCTAGTTATGACGATGATGATACTTGTAAAGTATATGAGGTTCATACTGAGTTAGATGTCCCAGGTTATGAAGATTTAGACTCAGAAGGCGAAGAAACAGGTATAAAACTACCTTATATCATTACTATAGCTAATGATAAAGTCCTATCTATACGTAGAAACTACAAAGAAACAGATCAATTAAAGCAACGTATTAACTACTTTGTTCACTATAAGTTCTTACCAGGCTTAGGATTCTATGGCTTTGGTTTAACTCACATGATAGGCGGCCTATCTAAAGCATCAACATCTATCTTAAGACAGTTAATTGACGCAGGTACTTTATCTAATCTACCTGCTGGATTTAAAGCCCGTGGTATTCGTATTCGTAATGATGATCAACCACTACAACCTGGTGAGTTCAGAGACATGGATGCCCCTGGCGGAAGTTTGCGAGATGCCTTTGTACCGTTACCTTTTAAGGAGCCAAGCCAAACCCTACTCTCTCTCCTGGGTATCTTGGTTGACAGTGGAAGGCGTTTCGCTTCGATAGCTGATACGCAAGTTGGTGAAGGAAATCAGAATGCTCCTGTAGGAACAACGATTGCACTACTAGAACGTGGTACTCGTGTTATGAGTGCTATTCATAAAAGACTTCACTCAAGTCAAAGAATAGAATTTGAGATACTAGCAAAAGTATTTAGTGAATACTTACCACCAGACTATCCTTACTTCACAGCTAACGGAAACCAAACTATCAAGGCTCAAGACTTTGATGAAAGAGTAGACGTATTACCTGTATCAGATCCTAATACTTTCTCTATGAGTCAGAGAGTTATGTTGGCTCAAGAGATATTAAGAACTGTACAAAGTAATCCTGAAATACATGGCCCCGCTGGACTGCATGAAGCATACAGAAGAATGTACGGTGCAATGGGTGTTCAAGATGTTGAGAAACTTCTACCGCCTACGCCACAGCCTATGCCTATGGATCCCGCTAATGAGAACGCATCTTTGATATCAGGTATGCCAGCTCAAGCATTTGCTGGGCAAGATCACGATTCGCACATTAACTCTCACATGTCCCTATACGGAACTATGACTGCTCAAGCCAATCCTATGGTCTTATCTTTAATTCAATCGCACATTTATCAGCATGTATCTTTTAGAGCCGCTGAGATAGTGGACGAACAGAATGCACAAGATCAACAGTTCCAACAAATGATGCAACAAATACAACAGCTACCTCCAGAAGTATCTGGTCAATACATGCAAGAGATACAAGACAAAGTTGCTAAAGATATAGCAGCTGTTATTGCTCAGTTGACTGAACAGATAAACGCTATGTTTATGCCACCTCAACCGCAACCTGATCCTTTAGTAGAACTAAGAGGTAAAGAGTTAGATATTAAAGCTGATGATGTACAACGTAAGCGTGAAGAGTTTTCACAAAGACAAGAGTTTGATGCTATGAAGTCTATGGATAATACAAGGCTGGCAGAACAGCGTTTGGAAATTCAAAAAGAAATAGCTACAATGAAAGACAACATAGCTAGAGATCGAATGGATCAATCAGCACAATTTAAAGCAATGGATATAATGAGAGGTTAATTATGAGTTCAGTTAGAAATAAAATGAAAGCTATTCACAAAGAAGAGCTTAAAAAAGAAGAGGAAATAAACAATGGCAATGGGACGATCATCAATGAGTATGCAGATAGAAAAATCGACATCGAAGCTATCGCCAAGCAGGCAGATAAAGATGCCGACAAACTCCTCAAAAAAACAGCAGTCGAAGTCAAGGCTAAAAAAGAAGAACCAAAAGTTAAAGTTAAGTCTGAGCCTAAGGCTAAGGCCAAGCCTGTAGCTAACAAAAAAGTTAAACCAGTAGCGGTAAAGAAAAAGAAATAGTATGCCGTTAAAAAAAGGTAGCAGTAGAAAGACTATATCTGCTAATATAGGAGAATTGGTTAACAGTGGCAGAAAAAAGAAGACTGCTATTGCCATTGCTTTAGATAAGGCAAAGGCATATAGAGCATCTAAAAAAAGGTAAATTAATATGAAAAATGTAAAAGCAAGCGTAACTATTAAAGATCAAGGTACTGTTAATTACTCTGATCTTAAAAAGATTCCTAACGGATCTGCTCCTCAACCTAAGGGTTACGGTGGCGGTGAATCAAGAGGCGGCGGTGCTGCTCTTAGAGGTAAGAAGTTTAAAGGAATTTGCTGATGGGTTTATTTAAAGACGCTATGAGAAAAGGCATACCTGGCAGAGATGCGGGTGCTACTATAGCTAGACCTATGCAACCACCACAAGCACCTAGACCTACCTTAATTCAAGGCGGCCCTGCTTATTTTACTCCCGAAGGTTACAGACCTCCAATGCAACCGCAACAAGCTTTCATGCCTACAGATACTATGGGCGATCCTATTGGTGATATGTTTAGAAGACAGTTGCCTAAACAAAGAATTCAATTACCAAGATTGCCACCTCAAAAAGATCCTAGGGATGACCAAATATTTGTTCCGCCTCCAATGGATAGGGATGATCCTAGATTTTTCCCGCCTGAGCCTATTGATGAGCCTATGCCTGTTGTTGGCGGCCCTGTTGAGCCTATAAATATGCCTATGCCTGATCCGTCAATAACAGGAGTTGGTGCCATTCCACCTATGCCTCCAATGCCGCCTAGATTTGACGATGGTTCTTTTCCTATGATGCCACCTATGGATATAGCACAACCACCAATGGCTCCACCAATGGCACCACCAGTAGAAGATATCCCTTATGAGATGTCAGACGAGATGCGTAATCAGTTAAATGCTTTAGACATGGACAGTATATTTAACGGCGGTTTAGATTTTGATAATATAAATAATATACCAGCTCCAATACAAGAGCCTATACAGATGCCACAGCCTCCTTCAAGACCAGAGCTTCCAGCAGACTTTAATCCAGCTGCAGGAATCCCAGGTTCAGGTGTACCTCCAGTACAAAACCCAGGAGACTTTAGGGGCGGACTACCTAGCGTTACAGACTTTGATGATAGATTCTCTGCATCACAACTTGATGATATGAGAGATAAGTTTAGACCAGAACTAGAACCAGTTGTCCCGCCTGCTGAAAAGAGTCCTTTCATTCAAGATCTTAACAACCAAGTAGTTGGCGGATCTAACGATCCTTTGTCACCAAATTATAAAGACCCAAGACAAATACCATCTTTAGGCCCTATACAATCACCTCCTCCTGGATTTACACCTCAAGTTCCACTAGGGCCAGGTGATCCTGATTATATAGATATGGGCTCATTTTTAGGAGGCTCAAGATTTAGACCTGGAATTACAGATGCACCTAGTAGACGTGGCGAATTCGAGTCTATAGCAGCCCAAGATCCAAATGCTATACCGCCAGAATTTAGAACACCACCTCCTGAGCCGCCAATGGACATAGCACCTCCAATGGATAGACCTATGCCTATGCCAGAACCTCCTATGGATATAGGAAGACCTCCTGTATTTAGAGAAGAGCCTATAGAAGACCAAAGAGGAGGAATGAGACCTCCTATGCCTCCTCCACTAGGATTTGGTCAAGATGGTGGTTCTGAAAGTGAGCCTAGAGATATAGCTCCACCAATGGCACCACCTAGAAACATAGCTCCGCCTAGAGACATATCTCCACCTAGAGAAGAACTTATAGTTCCGCCTATAGCTACTCCTGTAGAGATTCCTAGAGATATAGCTCCACCAGTTGCACCTCCTAGAAGAATAGCACCTCCTTCATTTGAGCGTGAGCCTAGAGAAGTACCTAGAGAAGTACCTAGAGAAGTACCTAGAGAAATACCTAGACAAGAACCTAGAGAAATACCTAGACAGATGCCTAGAGAGGAACCTATACAAGCACCTGTTCCACCTGCTCAAATAGAGCAAATAAAACAAGTTCTACCTCAGTTACCTCCAGAGCAGTTAATAGAGATACTTCCTCAGCTACCTCCTGAAGTAATACAGGAACTACCCGAAGAGTTAATAAGACAAATTATGCCTATGATGCCAGAGCCTTTGATGCCTGAAACAATGCAACCTAGAATGCCGATGCCTGGGCCAATAGCAACACCACCACCAAGATTACAAAGACCGAGTTTACCTATGATGCCTATGATGGGAGGAAGGGGTAGACGTTAATAATAGTTGAAAATTAGGAGAGAGCTAATTGGACGGAATAAGACTAGCAGAGTATTTATTTAAAACTTTGCGAGATAGAGAGAGAAATACTGTTGACATTATTGCTAGTGGCAATATAAAATCAATGGAAGATTACAAATATCTTATGGGAGAGTTATCAGCGATTCGTTCCCTACAACAAGATTTAAGAGAAACGCTGCAAATGGATGACAACGATGAATGACAAAGTCGCAGAAAAAACAAAATTTGAAAAGCATAAGGAAGAAGTTGCAAAGAAAAAGTCTGAAGATTCTTCAGAGTTAGACAACGCCTTCATAAGTTCAGATCAAAGGGTACTCGACCCAAAACTACTAGACAAATCACTACTTGAAAGAATGCCAGATCCTTCTGGATGGAGAATACTTGTATTACCATATAAAGGGAAAGGTATGTCAGATGGTGGTATACAGCTAGTAAAAGAAACTGTAGATAGAGAAGCTCTATCAACGGTGATCTGTTATGTTTTAAAAGTAGGTAATTTAGCCTATAAAGATAATAAGTATGGTGATGATCCATGGTGCCAAAAGGGTGACTGGATTTTAATCGGTAGATATGCAGGAACTCGTTTTAGATTAGAAGACGATAACGAGGTTCGCATTATTAATGATGATGAGGTGATCGCTAAGATCCTTGATCCAGATGATATTAAATCTTTATAGGAGTAAAGAATGAATGAAGAAGCACAGAATATAGAAGAGTCTGAAAATTTAGAAGTAGAGATTTCAGAGATTACAGATGAGAAAATAGAGAAGGCCGCACTTCCACAGAACAGAAGAGTAGAGGAAGTGGTACAGGACAATCCTGTTGAAATTAATGTTGATCAAGATGTATCAGCTGTATCTCAAGATGAAGTTAAAGAAGACTTTGCAGTTTCACCTAGAGTGGAAGAGAAAGCAAAGGATCAATCAGAGGTAGAAAAGAGAGCTACTCTTGCACAAAACAGAATTAATAAAGCTGTAGCACAAGCCAAGGAGTTTCAAAGAAGAGAACTCATGGCTATCCAATATGCTAATGATCTTAAAGATCAGAATCAAAAGCTAAGACAATCTCAGAAAAGCTTTCAATCTAGCTATGGTGATGAGTTTGGAAATAGAGTTGAATCTCAACTTAGTTTATCCAAGCAAGCATTAAAGCAGGCAACTGAAGCTGGAGACTCTGAAGGTGTGGCAACAGCAACCGAAGCTTTAAGCATGGCTACTACTGACAAGGCTAGACATGAGCAGTATATTTCTCAACAGAAACAATACGAAGCTCAAGAGCAAGCCTATGTAGATCAAGTCCAACAGCAACAAGTTTATCAACAATCTCAACCCGTTCAAGAAGAATACAACGAGCCCTCAGATAGAGCTCGTACTTGGGCAAATAAGAATACTTGGTTTGGAAAAGACCAGGTCGCAACCAGTGTTGCCTTCGCAGTTCATAAACAACTGGAGAATGAAGGCTTTGACACTGAGAGTGATCAGTACTATAGTGAGATAGATAAGAGAGTGCGACAAGAGTTGCCTCAAAGATTTAACGTGGAAGCAGACAAAAAACCCGTCCAAACGGTCGCTTCAGCAACACGCAACACATCGACTGGACGCAAACAAAATCGTATCGAATTGACACCGAGCGAACAGCAACTAGCTAAGAAGCTTGGGGTGTCATTTAAAGATTACGCAATACAAAAAGCGAGGTTACAAAAATCATGAGCAAAGAAATAGATAACAAAACTGAAGAAAACAACAGAACTCTTAGGAATTCTGAAACTAGAGAGAAGGAAAATAGACCAAAAGTTTGGAAAATGCCTTCAGCTTTAGAGTTACCTGACGAAGCTGTCGAATTAGCTGAGTCACAAGGTATCACTTATCGTTGGATCAGGGAGTCTGTCCTAGGCCAAGATGACAAAACGAATGTCTCAAAAAGATTTCGTGAAGGATTCACGGTTGTTAGGCCAGAAGAGTTACCTGGATTTCATGATTTACCTACTGTCGATGATGGTCGTCACGCAGGAGTAATTGGAGTGGGTGGTTTAATACTGTGCAAAATAGATAAAGATATCGCAGATCAAAGAAATGACTTCTTTGAAAAACAAACCCAGAACCAAATGTCTGCTGTAGAGAATGACCTAATGCGTGAAGAGAATCCTGCGATGCCAATCTCAAGAGAGATTAAATCAAAGGTTACTTTTGGTGGAGGAAACAGAGGATAACTCTGTAACTCTATATATAATTTTATAAAAATAGGAATTAAAAAATGGCAAATCAAGATGCTTCATTTGGATTAAAGCCTGTAAGAATGATGGGTGGCTCACCCTACACAGGCGGACAAAGTCGTTATAGAATTGCTAACAATTATGGTACCAGTATCTTCCAAGGAGATATGGTAATGCAGGTTACTGGAGGCGGTGTAGAAATACATGCTGACGGTGGAACTGTACCGATTGTTGGTGTTTTTAACGGATGTTCATATACAGATCCAACAACTAACGAGCCAAAATTTAGTAATTTTTATCCTGCTAGCACCGCTGCTGCAGATATAATTGCTTTTATAATAGACGACTCTAATGTTGTCTTTGAAATCCAAGCCGATGACACTTTCCCAGTGGCTGACTTACTTGGTAACTTCGACATTGTTTATACAAACGCAGGGAGTACTGTCACAGGTATTTCAGGTGCAGAGTTAGATGTCACAACAGGTGCTACAACAGCTGGTTTACCGCTTAAAGCGATTGATATTTCAGGCGATCCTGAAAATTCAGACGTTGCAACGGCTAATACCAATGTTCTATGCGTAATTCAAAATCATATCATGGGCCAAAAAGGCGCAGGATTAGCATAATAGGAGTATGACTAATGGCTATAAGTAGATCGCAATTAGCGAAAGAATTAGAACCAGGTTTAAATGCCCTATTTGGCATGGAATACAATAGGTACGAGCAACAACACACTGAGATATTTGAGACTGAATCATCAGATAGAGCATTTGAAGAAGAAACCATGATCGTTGGTTTCGGTAACGCGAAGACTAAAACTGAAGGACAAGGGGTCGCTTATGACTCTGCATCTGAAGGCTTTACTTCTAGGTATTCACATGAAACCATCGCGTTAGCATTTGCACTAACTGAAGAAGCAATCGAAGATAATCTGTATGACAGACTGGGAGCTAGATATACAAAAGCTCTAGCAAGATCTATGGCACATACTAAGCAAGTAAAAGCTGCTTCTGTGCTTAACAACGCATTCTCATCAAGCTTTACAGGTGGCGATGGTGTTGCATTGGTAAGTGACTCTCATCCTTTATCGGGTGGCGGAACTTTCAGCAACAGACCTAGCACTTATTCAGACTTGAATGAGACTTCATTGGAAGATGCCCTTATCTCTGTTTCAACTTTTGTTGATGACAGAAATATGGTTATTGCTTTACAAGGTAAGAAACTAGTTATACCACCACAATTACAATTTGTGGCTGATAGACTACTTCAAACTCCTGGTAGAGTAAGTACATCTGACAACGACATTAACTCTATTAAGAATATGGGCATGGTATCCGAAGGGTACACTGTTAATAACTTCTTAACAGATAATGATGCTTGGTTCTTGATGACAGACTGTCCTGATGGATTTAAACACTTCGAGAGATCATCTCTTTCAACTTCTATGGAAGGTGACTTTGATACTGGCAACGTCAGATTTAAAGCTAGAGAAAGATACTCATTTGGATTCTCAAATCCAAGAGCAGTGTTTGCCTCTCAAGGTGCATAATCTTAACTGATTGTTTAAAGGGAGCTTCGGCTCCCTTTTTTTTTGGATCAAACTGATATACAATCAAATGACTAGGATTATTAACTTGTTCTATCGACTGACCTAGCAGACAAGCCGAGACTATAGAACTTATTTCCGAGGAGGAAATTATGGCGAATTCAACATTTAGTGGGCCAGTCAGGTCTGAAGGTGGTTTTGAACAAATTACAGTAGCAGCATCAACAGGTGCAATTACAACTAATTTTGATTTAGATGCAAGTGGAAATATTACTGACGTAGGTTCAATCGCATCTGATGGTGCTATTTCTACTACAAGTACCATATTAGGTAAGAAAGTAATTAATACAACTTTTAATGCTAGTGCTGCTAAATCAGAAGCTATAACAGCAGCTCAATCAGGAACTTTGTTTTTAATTGAC